CAAGTTTTGATACAACGGCTTCGTTTAAAGGTTGGACAGGAACACAAGCCCAACAATATATTTCCAAGAATGAAACTTTCTATATCTATACGCCAACATTGGGCGGAAATGTACTTAGAAGTGAAAAAATTAGATTTGAAGATTCTGTTTTAACCAGAGATTTAAATCCAAGTACAAAAGTTTCAAAAGGTTCGTTTGATAAAAAAGGATTCGATTCCAATCGTTTAGCAGTTGTATTTGCCCCATCAGATCAAGTAAATAATGAAATTTTCAATCATACTGGTTATGCCGAACTTGATAGTTGGATTGGAGACCCGGAATACGAATTTGATGAAGGTTATCACGAATTAAGACGATTTTCGCATGAATATTTCCGTAAATATCAACAAAGATATGACGTAAACGCCTTAATTCGTTTATTGGCGTTATACGATTATACCTTCTTTGAACAAATAAAACAATTAGTTCCGGGTAGAAGTGATTTAATTGCTGGTGTTTTATTAGAAGGTGACTTTTTAAGTACCCCGAAGGTTCGAGTAACAAAACGTCCAGTTATTGAAAACTTAGGACATGAAACCAGTGCCTCTATTGATAGAACACTAACGGGTGAAAATTTATATTATGAAACCAGTGCAAGTGCAGCACCAAGAGCGGAAGCAAGGTACAAATATGTCACAGGTTCGTTAAAACAAAAGATTTGGATGACTGGAAGTAGTTGTCATCAGACAAGTTCCAAAGGTGGTTACAAGGCTGATATACCAGTCATTCCAAATCCTTATTCTGGAAGTCAATGCCCAACTCAAAGTTATATTGACAAATATAGATTAAATTGCTGTTATAAAAAAGTAATTTACCATTATTCAAGTTCAGGAACCTTTCAAAACAGGTATGAGCAAGATTGGTACACTGCCGTTTCAATGTCATATGGATGGTATTATTCCAGAAGTTTAGAATGTACCAGTTATCAATATAGCGAAGAATGCGGAGCAGTTGAAAATCGGTCAAGGTTTGCAGGAACAAAACTTGAAGGACCGGGTATAAACATAAATAGTGATCAAACAATCGACAAAGGTCCAGTCATAGAAGTCTGGGAAGTAAATCCTAACAGCATATTAGTTAACGACAGTCCGTTGGGTGGCCGGTTAACTATAATTTAACATTATTTTAAAAAAATAGTATGAGTAAAATTAAATTATTAACTGATTTCAAGTGTAAAATATGTGACAATACATTTTCAAATCAACGAACTTTTTCATCTCATTTAAAAACACATGATATAACTGTGATAGATTATACTATTAAATATTTATTAGATAATGTAATTCCGAAATGTGCGTGTGGTTGCGATCATTTATCAAAAATATATCCGTATTCGTATCGAAAATACCACGTTGGACATAATCCCAATAGTACATTTTGGCAAATACGATACTCAAAAGATTCAGAAGAATATAAGATTAGAGTAGAATTATTGAAAAATAAATTGACGAAATATTATGAAACACATGAAAAGATAGTTTCAGACGAAACTCGGAAATTATTATCAGACAATAGGAAGGAATTTATTAAAAATAATCCCGAAATATTTCAAGAATGGATTGATAAAATGAAAGAAACGAAACGCGTACAATCAAGAGAAGGGAAATTGAGTGGGGAAAATAATTATTTTAATAAATTAACAGATGAAGAAAAAGAAAAAGTTAACGAAAAGCGTAAACAAACAAATGAATCTAAAAGCGATGCTGAAAAATTAGAATTATCTAATATATTATCTAAAATACAATATGATAGATGGAATAATTTAACACTTGAAGAACAAAATGATTTAATTATTCGTAGGAAAATAGGACAAGATAATGTCCCATTAGAAAAGAAACTTGAAAAAGGTAAACGTCATAGTGAATGGATAATTCAGAATTATCATAATGATAATAAATTAACGTTGCGACCTTTATACAATAAAGAAACTATTCCTTATATTGTCGATATCTTAAATGTCAGATATAATACAGAATTTAGACACGCCGAATGCAACAATGGCGAATTTAGGATTTATGATAAAGAACTTAAACGCTTTTATTTTGCTGATGCTTATTCAGAAGAATTAAATATGTGGATTGAATTTGATGAACCAGATAAATTCAAAAACGGTGAATTATTAGAAACTCATATTGAACGTGAAACGCGTATCCGAAACTGTATTCCAGATGTAATTATTAATAGAATTTATTTTGACAAAAAATTACATTAAACTCACTTATCGTGGGCGAAAGTCCTAATGGTGGAAGGTTAATTGTTGAATAAAAAATTGTTAAAAGGTAGGATATTTATATAGAACACCTTAAAATAAAATAACATGGACGAGAAAATCAAAAAAGCAATTCAAACTATTTCAATGAATTTTGTGACCAATAACGGAGGAAATGCTCCGAAAGCAAAATTGAAAGTAGTTGACATTAAAAACAAAAAATTTAAACTCGGAAATATAACATTCTCTCAAGTTGAAATTCCAGAACCAATTACGTGGCCGTTTATTGAAAATTATTGTTATTTGAATATTGTTGAAATGTTAAATGATGAATTCGTTGAAGATGTTCAAGTTACTTTTTCTGATAGTGGTTTTTTGAAAGGCATCATTCAAGATAGAGGATTTATTGGTATTGAAATTTACAATCATATAAATACGATTTTACAAGTTGGGATTGAATATAAGGATGGACAATTTGAACAAATATTTAGATATTATCCTCATTACCTAACCTCCGTTTTGAATCAACAAAATATTTTAATTGAAATAAATAAGTAATATATGGAAAATTTGACAAATATTGAATCAAAACTTATAAGTTTGGTAGCCAATGAAGTGATTAATCAATTTTCACTTCCTGATATTGAGGATGAGGGACATTATAAATTTAAAACGAAATTGCGCAATTCTTTGGAATTTTATTTAACTCCAAATGTTTGTTCAGAATATTCACTTCATTTTGAAGAAACAGAAGATTTCTTGAAATGTATTTTCAAATTATTTCTAATTGATATTCAAACCGGAACACCGAAAAAACCATTCATATTTGAAATAAACATACCATTGAATAAAGTGAAGGATGATTTTTATGATTATAGAAATACCAAATATTCTACTACAAAATTAAAATATCCCATAAGTGTATAATGCCCTACATATAACTGATATTTTAAATGTTAGATACGATACCGAATTTAGACACGCGGAAACTGTTGACGGGGAATTTAAAATATATGATTTTGAGTTTAACACGCATTATTTTGCTGATGCGTATTCGGAGGAATTGAATATATGGGTTGAATTCGATGAACGTCATCATTTTAAGAATGGCGAATTGCGAGAAGAATGTCAGTTAAGGGAAGAAAGAATTCGTAAATTGGTTGATAATGTAATTATAATCCGAATCAATTTTAATCAAATATATAATTAAAAATAATGGAGTAAACAAATGTATATAAATAATAGTGGAGGCATCATTGTAGATGCGATTTTGACCCGGCTCGGAAGACAAAAATTAAGTATGGGGAATGGGCAATTTAACATTACACAATTTGCCCTTTCCGATACGGAATGCGATTATAGTTTGTGGAATCCCGACCACCCGCTTGGAACTTCATACTTTGGAATAATTTTGGAAAATATGCCCATCACCGAAGCCGTTCCGGATGAAACTCAAAACATGAAATCTTTTTTGGTTACGTTACCAAGAAAGACGGTAAGAATTCCAATCGTTTCAGTTCCTCAAACCAGTTACACTTTAAGTACGGGTCAAAGCGTCACAATTAACCCACAAACGATTAACTACACTGACGGTAACTCTACCCTTGGATACACATTTATTTTGGCTGACAGCGACGTTTGTTCGGCTTATATAAGTGAAACAGCACCGGGTCAAATTTATCAAGGTCAGGGAAGTGCTGTTCCGAGTCCTTTAACTGAAAGTGAACAAGGCCAAGCAATTACTTTGGTTGGTAAAGCAATTACATTGACCGCTAATATGTTGTCTTTGGCCGCACGTTCTACAACATTGACGATTATTGGTAACGAAACTGGTGGTAGAGTGGTTGTAAACTTGACTGTTAAAAAAGTAACTTTAAATACAACTCCAAACGTTCCACTTCAAGGAAATCCTCCGGTTAAAATTACTTAATTAAAAATAGGAAAAGTATAAATGTCATTTATAAAAAAAGGTGCTGCTGTAAATCCGCAAGGCGATGTTCCGAAGGTTGATTCAGGTCAATTGTCAAAATTGGCTGATATGGGATTGGATGTAAAAGCAGTTGCAAACAATCCAAATGTAATTGCAAATGCAGTTCCGGTAGAAAAACAAGTTGCTCCCGGAGTGGTTTTACAAGGAAAGCAAGACCAAGCAGGTAATTTCTTTGTTGTGGATGAAAAAAATGTCGTTCATAACGTTAAACCTAATACACCTATATTTGAAGGTGAACCTCAAACTGGCGGCCCAATTTTTCCGCCTAACCAGTTACCTCCTTCTCCACCGCCTACGCCGGGAGTTCCTCCTCCATCAAACTTAGGTTCTGGGCGTATTTGGACTCGTTTCCAAGAGGGAGACATTGTTCCCAACCAACAAGAAACGGTGACGAGGGCATTGTGGTCTAACAATGTTGGAAACTTGACAACTTTTTATACCTCTTCGGCTCAAAATTCAACCTCTAAACGTTATTATTATGAAATTTTCAATAGCGCAAGCGGGGATTGCGGTTCAGAAGGTCAATTTGCAGTTGCTTGGGGTCATAAACAAGGAAGTGGTTCGGCTGATGAAGGCGGTCAAATTAATGATACACCATCAAGAGCCATTTATGGTCAATATAAGCAACTTTGCCTTGATCCCGATCAGGAACGTTTTATTATAAATGGAACTGCAACAGATTCAATTTATGCAATTAACGTTGCAAGGGCAAGGATGCGTGAATATTTGGATGAAGGAAATTTAGAATTAAACCTTCAAAGACTTTCAGGGTCGCAATGGTTAGCAGGAGGAGGCGCCCAAAACGCATGGACGGGTTCAAATGTAAGGCCATTCCCGACTCAGGCTGTTTTGAGATTGATTGATGATTCAACAGTTGCGAACGCAACCATAACTACTGCTGGTGAAGTTTATAATATTGTTTCAGGAACCTTAGAAGATGGTGTTTATAACAGTTCATCTCCCCATTATTATGGTTTACTTTATCGTCGTTTAGGTATCATCATATTGGATGGCAACAAACTTGATCAGTCAGCTTCATTCCTAACTGTAACTGGAAGTGAAATTCCGGGTGATAATGCTTATAAACTTTTTACTTCCATTTCTGCTTCCGCTCTTTATACTGATGCGAGTGGAGATAGATTAGGATTTGCTGGTAGAAGTGCTGAAAAGGTAAAATCAACTCATTATTTTGTTCGAGTTAGAAACCAAGAATATAATTTTTCAAACAATCCAACCTTCACGACAGGTTCAGAAGGTGATTTAGCACAACCAACTATGATTGGGAATCCGACAACGTATATCACGACAGTAGGGTTGTATAATGACCAAAAAGAACTTTTAGCAGTAGCAAAATTAAATAAGGCGTTGAAGAAAACATTCAGTTCGGAGGCGTTGGTAAAAGTGAGGCTCGACTATTAAAATTTGGTTAATTTAGTAATTTTTAAAATAAAATTTTGGAGTAAGATATGATATTAAAAGACCCAGCCGGTGGCCGTCAAATGTTTGTAAACGCGTATTTAATTTACAAAATGGGAGATTCTGATTATTTTGACGAAATTGTTCAAGTTAAAATTCCCCGAGAACCGTTTGTTGCTGATCAGCGCGTAGTGATTAAAAAACTGAAAAACGGTTGGAAAATTTGGGGTTCTGGACTGAATAATACTCATAACAATTCAGGCGCAAATTCGATAACAATGGATAAAACCGAATTTGATAGATATATTAAATTAGGTATAAACAACATAGAACAAAAAGCGTTATCGGAGAATAAAATGACAAATAAAAGAAAAATTACTGAAATGGTTAGAAGAATTATTAAGGAAGATACATTTAACATTGACAGAACTAAAAATATAATTGGTCAGCAAACGTATGATTCTATTCTAAAATGTAACAAGCAAGAACTTGAAACTTGGTTAAGTGATTTGAAGAAAGAAATGCAACGTGAACCTGAAAGTTCAACCAGATTTAATAAATTAAAACATGAAGAACGATTAATTAAATATCGTCTTGAAATAAAATAATATTTAATGGCAATTAGAATACGAAAAGTTGGAAATACGACTATTGCAATTGATGCGAGGAAATCGAATCATAATGACGGGGATATTTTTTTAAATGACGAGCAAGTATACGCAATATATTTAAAAATATATCAAAAAGATGATGATTTGAATTTGGTAGAATATTGTTTAATGCAACTTGCAGAAGAAGAAAAAAGGTAATAAACACGGATGCCACTAACGATACAAGGAAATTGGACAGTACAGATTCAAAGTAAACAACCGGGCGCTTTGCCTCAACGGTTTACTATCAGTGGTGCAACTACTGGTAATGGAACTTATACTGATGAAATGTTACTTCCAGTCCAAGTGACGGGCCAAAGTTGGCAAATAACAGTTCAGGCATCTGAAACTTACGATCCCCCGTTTATCTGGATTAATTCCAGTATGAGAAAAACACAAACTCAGGTAATAAACGGAAATTATGTTTTTAAGATTGAAACAGAGGATTTAATTCAGGAC